CGGCAACGTGCGAGTGTTTGTTCTTGTCAATGTCCCCATCACCTTTGGGCTTGTAGCGATACCCGCCCATCATCGCCGCCTTGAGTTGTGTGCACTCAGGGGTAACGATGAAGGCCGGGTCGCCGTCAACTTGACGCATAAGGAAATCATCGACCGCGTTGATGCGTGCTGAGACATTGTTGGTCTTAGCAGGGAAAACCCTTAGACCTTCCGCCTTGATGATGTCCACTGCCGAGCGTTCATCGGTCTGCGCCCGCTGTACACCCGCAGGGTCGGTGACGACTATTACTGGTGCGCCGGGAAACTTCTCGTAAAGTAACGGCTTGAGCATCGTGCGGATGAACCGCTGGATACCCATGTCAAACGATACACACTCGCCAAGTATCAGGGCGCGACCACGAGGGTCTTGTTGCCCGATGACAGCGGCTGGGGTAAGTCCCAAGTCCATCCCAATAACAATGGGTCGAACCCCATTGTTGATATAGCGAAGTCTCTGCTTAGCCATATGGTAGTCCGGCCTGAAATACTTGTAGACTGGCATACCAGCCGAGGACAGACCGTACTCTCCGTCGATGTAAACCCGAATGTATTCTTCGCTACGACCTTGGGTGTCGTAGTATCCGTCTGGCAAGTTCTCGACGTTTTCTGCAAAAGCCGAGCGACCGGACGGCTGTTTGAAGACATCCCACCCGTTGTCATTTGGAGATACGCCATCTTTGGGGTCTAAGCCTTCCATCTGGTAATACCACCAAGTGTCCATTGTCGGAGGGTTGGTGTCGCCCCACATCCCGTGCCACGTTGGGCCTCCATCTTTGGCAGACGGAAAACGCCCAATACGCTTTGACATCGCGTCAACAATGTCGGGGTGGATGTCTCTGCACTCGTTGAACCATGCGAATGTCAACTCCAACGAGTTCAAGTTGGCAACGTCGTCCGCATCGTCCAACGCACGAAACATGATTTCACACTCGATGTCGCCCACCTTGAAGAAGTAGGTCTTGGTCGTGCGCATGTAGTCGCCGCACTGCCCCGGTGGAAACCAATCCAAGAATGTCTTGATGGTTGTATCTTGCAACTGCCTTGCAGTTTCACGGACGATGGCTGCCCGTGTCTTGCGAATCCCTTGCTGGTTGGGAACCTGCATCGACGCCCGTCTGATAATCTCAAACGACGAAGTCACAGATTTCCCTGAGCCGACCGGCCCCATCAGAACGCGCATCTTCGCGTCTGACTCCATAAACCGCTCGCCAGTTGGCGGCGGTGTATAGTTAATGTCCAGCGCCATTAGTCGCGGTCAGGGAAGATACCGTACATGCAAATCATGTAGACCGGCTTACCAATCTCAAAGCCATACACTTTGCGCCCATTGTCGTCGTAGCGCAGGTCAGGCAACTGGAACGTCTGCATCCCGTCGCCGCCGTAGGTCGTGCCAATGATGGAAAACAGTGCTGCGTTGTTCTGAATCTTGATGGTCTGCCCAGCGCAAAACGCCCAGTTCCGTGGGCAGAACGTGCCAGCAAATTGTCGTACTTCTCCGGTGTAGCCTTCCATGTCATTCTCCTTGTGTAAATGGCTCAACAATCATAACGAGGAACTCTCGCCCCCGTCTGTTGTGTTTGACAATCTTCGTCTTGTAAGACTTGTTCAACCACTTGAGGTTGGTCTCCATATTATGTGCTTCGCTGGCGCTAGTAAACCGCGCCATCTTCAACCCCTCATATTCCTCGTCGAATCTACTCAGTATGCTCGATGGCAGCGACATCGGTCACCTCGTTCTCAATCACTTGCGTCTCATGGCGTTGCCCACCCAGATTGATGGTGATGCGCACGCCGCCAGTGCCGCCTTCGGCAACGGCATCGTTCTTCGGTTCGAGTCCAGCCCACTTCACTGTGGACTTGATGAGGTCTGCTTTAACTGCGGGGGATACGGCTGGGTCGTGGATTAACACCCAAGAAGTTGTCAGGAGTTCTTCCGCTTGTGCACGGGCCTTGAGTTTGAACGTCAGCCCTTTGTCCTGAATTTCGCCGCGATAGTGCTCGACCTTCTTCAGAAATACCGGGTCGGCATTGAAGGTCAGTATGTCGTTGCCAGATATTTTGTGTCGGGCGATTACCTCTTGCAAGGTCTCCCCGCTGCCCTCCAGCATGAGGGCTACATCAAACGCCAACCTATCTGACCACTTAACGTGGTGTAGTGGAAGTGTGTCCATGATTCGACTATATGTTGTGGGATACGTGGTTGTCAAGCGGTTTCACGTGGAACAGTCTAACACGCGGCGTAACTTTACACGTTCCTTTTTTGGGTCTTGCTTTATGCGGTTTACTATCATGGGGCGGGGTGTAGCAACGGCAGTCCATGTGCCCCCCTCTGACCAGTCGCATCGCATCGCATCGCGCCCCCCATACCCCCCTTTGAAAGCCCCGATTTTGCTGGTGTTTGACATTTTTTACAGATATGTCAATCTGAAATTGTCGTAACGAAATCGCTACGACAGAACGGGTGAATCGGCTCGTTCACCCGCTCTTTAACAAGTAGCCATAGGAGTTTCACCATGAGTGAACGCAACCCTACCGCTAAGCGGTCGATTGCCCCCGTTACTGTGACGGTTGAAATCACAGCAACCCGTATCAACGAGAATGGTACATTCTCAGGGATTACGGCAAAGGTGGTCAAACAGTCAGTGAAAGGTAACACTTTCACAACGGCAGTCCCACCAATGGCAGGCGGAGCAATCTACCTCAAGGCAAGCAGTCTGGAAGGATTGCAAGTCTTAGCGGACGGCGCACCTAAGGCAACAACGGTGAAAACCAAGTTGTTCTAAGTAGCGGTCTTGGCGGCAGGAAGGGAAACCTTCCTGCCACTTTTTTACAATGACTAGGAGCGAAAGCAATGAAAGTCACAATAGCACCGCCGAAAGGCAAGCGGAAAGCCCGCATCCAAGAGCGTAATCAGTCCTGTGTAAAGTGGCAAGAGAATGATTCTATTTTCTTCCGCTGGTTCAAGAGAGACCGATATGCAGTCCAGTTTGTACAAGAACTGGTAGCAGACGGAATCCCTGAAAACCAAATCAGGATTGTTCAGAAGTAAACCAGAGCGGAGCCGAAAGGCTCCGTCTCTTAACCTTGGAGAATGAAATGGAACTTTACGCAGAGCAAATCAACCATGTGAATATGTGGGCAGTGAAGCGCGTTGTACATGAGACTGGATACTGGTTCGCATACGACAGACTGAGAAAAGAAGGAATGTCGAAGTGGGAATCGGTCTGGACTCTCTGGATAGTGTGGAACATGAAGTAGTGGGAGCGGAGGCGAAAGCCTCCCTCTCTTTTTTCTTGTGTATAGTTATATATAAACCATACGCCGGGGGGTTGAGCCACGACATATCAGGCTGTATCGCATATAATCTAAGGGCAATCTAGGTTTTTGTACTTGTATTTGTAAAGTTTAGATTACCTTACATCGTAACTTGACGCCTGTAAACCATTGATTTTGCTAGTAACTTTACCAAGTGATAGTGTAAACAATCTAAATAATCTAAATAATCTATAGAATATATATATGCCCTTTGTTCACACTAACTTTAAGCCTGTAATGTTAAGGAAGGCGGCTGTGTGTTGTCATGTTCCCAATCACTAACTTTACCAGATTATTTAGATTATCTAGATTATTCCACCATAAGTTGTTGATTCATAAGGACATTCCTAACAATCTAACTTTGAGTGTTTGACTAATTACAAAAACCTTGTTACTCGCGGAGTAGATTGTTGCATGACCTTGTAAAATTACAAGACATGGCTCGACCCTCGAAGTGAGCGCCCACTCTCCCGCAAACCCGCGCCGAGCAAGTGTTTGCGTTTTTCGCTGGGCGTGGCAATCTGAGGGTGTCCCTGCAACAACGCAGTAAGACATGGTATGTAATGTAATCAATCAACTTTAGGAGTTATCATGACAGCAACAGCAACATTGAAGAAGTCGATTAAGCCTGTAACTTTCACCATCAAGGTGACTGCAAAGAAGGTCAACGAGAACGGCACATTCTCTGGCTTAGAGATACAAGGCATTAGCGGTAGTGTAAAGAACAGTACCTTCCGTGTTGTAGCACCTCCACAAGCAGGTGGTGCTATGTACATCAAATGCGATACGCTTGACGGCTTGGAACTCATGGCTGACGGCGCAGTAGCAATGGTCACAAAGACCAAGTTGTTCTAAACCTTACAGGGCAGACTAACCCTCTGCCCTGTTTCCCTTTCCCCAACATGTTCATAGGAGATTATCATGAAATGGACTATTCGCAAGACATCTGACGGCTACATTGTCAAGTTCAACACAGACAACGAGTCCTTGTTGTTCCGTACCCGAGCATTGGCTTTGGCTTACATCAACAATCGTGTGCTTTCAAGCATGGGGTTATGATGGAA